AAGGAACAGGGAGTCAGCGATCTTGAAGCCGGCGTTTCTCAGTCATGGAAGAACGCCCAGGCACGCCGAGACCGGGCGTTCGACAAGCGGTTCAACGACGAATGGAACAGATACCGCAGTGCAGGCTGGAAACGGTAGATCCCGATTTTTCTTGTCCACATCGTTACTGGAAAGGAGGTGGATCGTGCGTAACCTGTTCCAGCGCGCCGGCAATGCGGTGCGTAACGTTGCCGGTCGTATCCGCAGCGCTTTTTCTCGCGGAGGCTCGCGTTCCTCAGGCTCCTGATTTTCCCGATGGAGGTGATTGTCATGCGTCCGAGATACGTGCAGGGCGAGTTTGATTTCTCTCGTGCCGCCGGTTCCGCTCGCGCGAGTCGCTCCAGCGGCTCCTAGACATTGATTCGAGGTGATCCAGTTGGCCAAGACCACGATAACGCAGCCACAGTTGCCTGACGGCATCGAATGGCCGGAGGCTACCGTGCGATGGTGGGAGCATTTGGCTTCCACCCCCGGCGCGGACTCGTGGACCGAGGCCGACTGGGACAACCTCATGAACGCCGCCCTGATCCACGCGGACATCTGGGGTTCCGGCAATTTCGCCAGCGTGCCCATACTGAACAAGCTACTGCAGGATTACGGCATCACACCAGCCGCACGCAGCCAGATCATGCAGGCGAAAGTCCAGAAGCAGGAGCGGCATACGCCGCTTGACGAGATAGCCGAACGACGGAAGCTGAGGGTGATCGAGGGTGGCAAGACGAAGAGGCGTACAGGAACCTAGCTTCGCTCTGGTTCCCAAGCACGTGCAGTCCGAGGGAGGCGAGGCGTGCGCGCTCGCTGCCGGCTACGATATGAAGCCGGACAAGTGGCAGCGCATCGTGCTCGAGGGGTGGCTCGCCACGGATTCGAAGCTGCAATGGGCGGCGTCGGATTGCGGGTGCGCGGTGCCGCGTCAGAACGGCAAGAACGCGATTCTCGAGTTCACGGAATTGTACCTTGCCGCGATCCTCGGCATGAAGATTCTGCATACGGCGCATGAGGTGAAGACCTGCCGCAAGCATTTCCTGCGTATGAAATACTATTTCGAGAACGCGCGCAAGTTCCCCGAACTGTCGGAACTGGTCACCTATATTCGAGCCACGAACGGTCAGGAGGCCATCGTGTTGAAGAACGGTGGCAGCATTGAGTTCATCGCCCGTTCGAAGAGTTCGGGCCGTGGCTTCACGGTGGACGTGCTGGTGTGCGACGAGGCGCAGGAGCTGACCGACGAGCAGATGGAGGCCATACAGCCCGCCATCTCGTCGGCACCCTCGGGCAATCCGTTGACCATCTACACGGGCACGCCGACCCCGCCGACTTCGCCGGGCACGGTGTTCGCGCGCATGCGCCGCAACGCGCATCGCGACAAGCCGCCGAAGAACCTGTGCTGGTTCGAATGGGCGGCGACCGAGATCGGCGACGTGCACGACCAGCAACGCTGGTACCGGTACAATCCATCGCTCGGCACCCGCCTGTTGAAAAGCGTGGTCGTTTCCGAGTCGGAGAAGATGACGCCGGACGGTTTCGCCCGCGAACGTCTCGGCTGGTGGAACGATCAGGCCGGCGCGCTGTCCGATATCGATGTTGACGAGTGGGCCAAGTGCAAGACCGACAAGCCCTGCATGGATGGCTACAACTCGTATGCGGTCAAGTTCAGCGCGGACGGCGCGAACGTCACCCTCGTGGCGTGCGTGCGCCCGCCCCGCAAGTCGAGTGAATTGCCGCACGTGGAGGTCATCGCCTCGCGCAGCATGCGCGGCGGCACCGGCTGGCTGGCCGACTGGCTGACCGCCGAGAAGAACGGTGCGGAACGATGGCGCAACGCCATCGGCATCATCATCGACGGGCGCGTGGGAGCCCCCACCCTGGTCAACAGCCTCATCGACAAGGGCGTGTCGAAAAGAGTGATCGTGGTTCCGCGCCCTTCCGACGTGGCGGACGCTTGTTCGATGCTCGAACAGGCCGTGAACGACCATGGGCTTACCCATTTCGGCCAACCTCTGCTTGACGAGGCGGTGGGTCATGCGAAGCACAGGAAAATCGGCGACGGGTTCGGCTACGAGCCGTCCATGGAGAACATCGACGTGAGTCCCGTGGAAGCGGTGGCTCTCGCGTATTGGAACGTCAAGACTTCCAAACGTCATCCGGGAAGAAGAGCGAAGGCGGTGGCATTCTGATGCAGATTCCCAGTCTTGAAAACGTGCAGGTCGATAATCTGCCCGACGAGTGCCGAGAACCGTGGGATTTGATGATACGTCAATGGTCCCAGAAGCTCGAACGTAACCTTTTGCGCACCAAATACTACGACGGGCGCAACGAGCTTAAGAATCTGTCCATCGCCGTGCCGGACAGCATGGCGGGGATAAGCGAGGTCGTGGGCTGGCCGCAGAAATCGGTGGACGCTTTGGCCGACCGCATCGTGTTCGATGGTTTCGTCGGAGTCGGCGACGACAGCCGCGATCCGTTGGGTTTGGATTCGATTCTTTCAGACAACGACTTCGACGTGGAATTGCCGCAGGCCATCCGCAGCGCGCTCATTCACTCATGCTCGTTCCTGAACGTGCGCAGCGCGGAACCCGAGGATGGTCTGCGCTCGAAGGTGTCCGTGTCGTTCCGCAGCGCGCTCTATGAGACCGGCCTGTGGGATTACGCCCGTCGCGGCCTGTCGGCGGCGTTGTCGATAACCGATATCGACCGCTCACAGTACGCGCAGGCGAACACCATCGTGCCTTCCGAACTCATGCTCTACATGCCCGGCTACACGATTCGTATACGCCGCACGCAATCAGGCCGCTATCATGCGGACGCTCCATGTAACACGTACATGGATCATGTGCCCGTTTACCTGATCCCCTACCATCAGGACCTGAACCGCCCCTTTGGCCGCTCGCGCATCAGCCGCGAGGTCATGAGCATCACCGACACGGCGGTGCGCACCATGCTGCGCATGGAGGTAAGCGCCGAATTCTATTCGAGCCCGCAACGCTACCTCATCGGCGCGGACGAGCCGCCCGAGGACAAGAACGGCAGGAAGCTGACCGGCTGGGAAGCCACCATCTCGAAGATGCTCAACATCAGCCTCAACGAGGACGGCCAAGCGCCCGTCATCGGCCAGTTCACGCAGATGACCATGCAGCCGCACACCGACATGCTTCGCGCCCTCGCGGCACGCATGAGCGGCGCGACCGGCGTGCCGCTCAGCCAGTTCGGCGTCATGACGGATTCCGGCCCTTCCTCGTCCGACGCGATCATGGCGGCGGAAAGCGAACTTGTCATCGAGGCGAAGAACGCCTGCCGCGCCATCGGCGTGCAGCTACGCAAGGCCGCGAGGGACATCGCCATCCTCAACGGCACCAGCGAGGACAGCGACGAGCTCAATCGGTTGCAGGTCAACTGGCGTGACCCCGAACGCCCATCGCAGGCCGCGCTCTCCGATGCCATCGTGAAGCAGGTGACGGCCATTCCATGGCTCGCCAACTCCGACGTGGTGTTGGAGAAGCTCGGCTACACGGATTCCGATATCACACGCCTGTTGGTCGACAAGCGCAAGGCCGAGACCCGCAGCGTGCTTGACTCCCTCGTGAACGGAGGCAACAAGGATGACGGACAACCGGCAACTGGAACAGCTGCAAGCCAGCCAAGCTCGGGCGGTGGAACTGGCACGCCGCGATCTGGCGAAACTGTGGGAGACGCTGCAACAGCTCAGCCCTGAATGGCAGCGTGACATGCTGCTCGACTACGTGCCGCAACTGGTCATCAAATACGGCGACCTCGCGGCACAGGCCGCCTATGAATGGTATATGCGCGTCCGTGGCGAATCGGTGCCCGACCCGTGGGAGTACGACCTGTCCGACTCGTTTCCCGGCGACGGCATCGACAAGACGATACGCTGGCAGGCCGGCCACCTGTGGACCGACCCGCAGACCATGCAGGCGTATCTTGTCGGTGCGATGCAACGCTGGGTCATGTATTCGGGGCGCGAAACCATCGCACGCCTGTGCGAGCACGACCCGTCCGAACCCCGGTACGCGCGCGTGCCGAGAGGCGCGAAGACGTGCGCGTTCTGCACGATGCTCTGCTCGCGCGGCTGGGTGTACCGCAGCGAGAAGACCGCGAAATACGCCAAAGGCTCGTTCAGACTGTTCCACGACGACTGCGACTGCCAGATCGTGCCCGAATGGGACAGGGACCAAGCTCACATCGAGGGTTATGACCCCGACCGCATGTACTCGGAATACATGCACGCCCGCAGCCTCATCGAGAACGGCGGCCTGGACGACGACACCTATCGGATGATAAAGGCCACCACAAAAGGCAATCCCGACAATCCCAACGACCCGAACACGCTTGTCTACCTGATGCGCCGGCTTTACCCAGACCGATACAAGGACGGGTATGGAGTACCCAGACCGTCCCGTTCGCACTGAATTTTCCCCAACCACCCGCACGGGTGGTTTTTTATGCCCGAAACGGGCCCAACCCACTAGGAGGAACCATGACCGAAGAGGCCAACGGCAACCAGCAGGCGGCATCGACCGAGAACGGAGCGAAGCCGCCCGAAATCGACTACGAGGCCAAATACAAGGAGGCCGTCGCCCATTCCCGCAAATGGGAGAAACTCGCCAAGGACAACAAGACAGCCGCCGACGAACTGCAACAGCTCAAGGAGGCCCAACTGTCCGAAGCCGAAAAGACAGCCAAGCACATCAAAGAGCTTGAAGCCAAGAACGCCGCCTACGAGGCGGAAAAACAGCAGAACGAATGGAAATCACAGGTCTCCAAGGAAACCGGCGTGCCCATCGCACTGCTCCACGGCTCCACCCTCGAAGAAATGCAAGCCAACGGCAAGGCGCTCGCCGACTACATCGCCGACAAAACCAAGCCCACGGTGCATGCCGCATCCGAATCCAACCAGCCGCCCGCACCTTCCGGCTCGTCCGGCGATTGGCTTCGCGATCAGTTCCTCAAGCAGAAACGCAAATAATCCACCTCATAGAAAGAAGGTATGACGATGACTTCCAACGTGAACTCCATCATCACCAGCAGCGACCTCGGCGGCGGACTCATCCCCACCGAATACGCCACCCAGATTATCCAGGACGCTCCCAAGTCGAGTGTGTCCCTGACCCGTATGCGTCAGATTCGCATGAGCACCCGCACGCGCACGCAGCCGGTGCTTGACTCCAAGCCGATCGCCTACTGGGTGGGCGGTGATACCGGCCTGAAACAGACCACGAAGATGAAGTGGTCGGGCCTGAGCATCACGGCCGAGGAACTTGCGGCCATCGTGCCCATCCCCGAAGCCGTTATCGCGGATTCCGGCATCCCAATCTGGCCGGAGGTCATGCCGCGCCTGGCTTCCGCGCTCGGCTACAAGCTGGACCAGGCGACCCTTTTCGGCGTGGACAAGCCGTCCAGCTTCCCGGACGGCATCATCCCGCAGGCCATCACGGCGGGCAACACGCTCACCCAGGGCAAGGACCTCGCCAAGGACGTGGCCTCCATGGGACAGAAGCTCGCCGAACAGGGCTTCGCCATGAACGGCTTCGCCGGCAAGCCGGGCCTGAACTGGGAGCTTATCGGCCTGCGTAACACCAACGGCACCCCGATCTACGTGCCCTCGCTCGCCTCCGGCGCGCCGTCCACCCTCTACGGCTTCGATCTCAACGAGGTCGACAACGGCGCGTGGGATTCCACCAAGGCCGTGCTGCTCGGCGCGGACTGGTCGAACTTCGTGGTCGGCATCCGTCAGGACATCACCTACAAGATGCTTGACCAGGCGGTTATCACGGACGACGACGGCAAGGTGATTCTGAACCTCGCCCAGCAGGATTGTGTGGCCATGCGAGTCGTGTTCCGCGTGGGCTTCCAGATCGCCAACCCGATCAACGACGTGCAGTCGGACAAGGCCAAGCGCTTCCCGGCGTACGTCATCGCGCCGGCCTCCGCCGTAGCGGCGTAGGCCACCGCAAAGTGATGGCCATGGGACTGAAGCTGCCGGCCGCAGCACGCGGCTTCGGCATCATCGCATTCTGACATTAAGGAGGCCGCCATGTTCGACGAAACGGAAGAAAACCCATTTGCCACGCATTTGGAATTGGCCAAACGCTGGAAGCAGATGCCGGACGACCCCGATTATGTGGATCAGCGTCTGGCCGATGCCTCGCAGTTCCTCCGCGAACAATGCCCGGATTGGCGGAACATATCGCAGGCGACGCTTGAACGCATCGCCTGCGAGCTCGCCAAGGACGCGATCTCATCCGACATGCAGACCGAGGGCGCTGGTTTCGACACCACCGGTGCCAGCAATCTCAGCCTCACGGCGGGCAATTTCACCCAGTCCATGACATTCGCGAACCCTCGCGGCGAATTCTACCTGTCCAAAGGGCAGAAGAAGGCGCTCAGGCTCACCGGCCAACGCTTCTACAGCATCGACCTGTCAAACGGGGAGGCGTCATGAGGGGCGAGACCGTGAAAGTGGTGCGCTACACGCCGACCGGCGAGACCGACCCCGGCGGCTCGCCAGTCACGAAGGTCGATATCGAGTCGGTGGACAACGTGCTCGTCTCACCAGGCGCGATGAGCAACGCCACCGACTCGATTCGACCTGACGGCGTGACCGTTGCATTCACCTGCCTCTTCCCCCGCAGCTACGCATACCGGAGTCTGCGCGGGGCGAGTGTGCGCATCAATTCACATGACTACGAGGTGATCGGAGACCCGAGGCCATTGGGCGGCGGCATGAAGCCGACTGCATGGAATCTCACGGTCGAAGTCACCGACGCGGAGGGATAGTGCATGAAACGGGTGAAACTGCATTATTCGGCATTCCAGGCGTACAGGCGCAACGAGGGCGCTCGCGCCGCCTTGTCGGAGGCACAGAAGATCGCGGCCCGCGCCAACTCCATGGCCGCGCCGACTCACGCGGGGCAGCCGTCGTACACGGCGGAGGGCCCGCGGGCGAACGAGAAGGGCGCGACGGTGCTCGTGCATACGGATAATCTCGCCGCGCGCATCGATAACGCCGTGCGCGACACGCTCGCCAAGGCGTTGGGAGGCGGCTGATGAACGCGGAGAAGCTGGTCATGGACTGGCTCAACGCGGCACCCGAACTCAAGGATTATCCCGCGAGCTTCGAGGTTCCCGCCGAATCCAGCGCCACGAACCGTATCCCGTTCGTCACCGTGGAACGCACGGGAGGTTCGGAAGGCCGGTTCGTGTCGAGACCATTGATCGCTGTGCAGGTGTGGGCCGCTTCACGCTGGGAGGCTTCGGACGTGGCACAGCGTCTCGTGCTGCCACGGTTGAAACGCATCGTTGAACTGCCCGAGGTGGCCGATTGGGATATCACCGGCCTGACCGACTTCCCCATGCCGGACGGACGGCCACGCTACCAGATACTCATCCAGCTCACCGTCAAGACCGACGAATGAGCATCATTTCCAGAAAGGGCCTAATCATGGCTAATGAAACAACAACGAAGAACGATTCCACAAACGTGTCGTTCGGCAAGTTCAAGGTCGGCGGCTACGCGTACGCGGCACCCGTCGGCACCGCATTGCCCACCGATTCGGAAAGCGCACTCGACCCCGCTTTCCAGCTCATCGGCTACCTGTCGGAGGACGGCATCACCAACACGACCGACACCGACACCGCCGAAGTAAAGGACGCGAACGGTACGACCGTGATGAAAGTCGTCTCCAGCTACTCCGAAAGCTACCAGTTCGTGCTCATCGAGTTCCTGCGCAAGGCAGCGGCGCAGATGCGCTACGGCAACGACGCGGTGACCGGCAAGGACAAGAGCATGGTCATCAAGCATCAGATGCCCGACGATACACCGGTCTCGCTCGTGTTCGAGATCGTTGCAACCGGCAACGTGAAGGACCGTACCGTCATCGGTTCCGCAACCCGTTCCGAATTCGGCGACCGCCAGATGCATTCGAGCGACGTGCTCGGCTATGACCTCACTGTGAACGCGAACGACATGGGCGATGGTGTCACCTCCATCGAATATATCGGCATCCCAAAAGACCAGAGTCTCTGACCGTGACCGCAACGGCTCGACTAGCCAACGCTTCCCCTCGCGGATTCCTTTCTTCTCTCCTTGCCGCGAGGGGAACCCTTTTTTAACCGTCAAGGAGAGAACCGCTTTTTTTATCAAGGAGAATCAGAATGTCACGCAACCGAAGCCACCGCAACACAAACGCCAACCAGATTGCCAGCCACCCACAGGACCACAAGCAGTCCAAGAATACGGTTCGCCGTGTCAACGTCCGTGGAATCGATATCGGTATCGACCCGAAGGTTTTGGACGATTGGGAGTTCATGGAATCTCTCTACGACCTTCAAGCCGACCCGAAGGGTAACGCCTTGCAAATCATCCCATTCCTACGCCGACTTCTCGGCGACTCATACGACAAGGTCAAGAATGGATTGCGAGGGGCTGACGGGCGCATCGACGGCGAAACCATGGGCACCTTCCTGACCGAGCTGTTCGAGGAGATGGGTAAGGCTTTCCCAAACTCATGACGCTCGTGCTCCTTCTCGACCGCTGCCCCGACCAGTTGGCGGCGGACATGAGAAGGGAGTACGGGCTCGGCGTGTACGACCTGGACCCGTCGGAGACGGCCGCACTGGCCGCGAACCTCCCCGCAGGCTCACTCGTCTGGCAGACGTTGGACACGCCGCGCGCGTGGACGTTCGACCAGTATCTGGCCGTGCTGCGCATCGAACAGATGAACCAGTGGATCTGGGCAAACGGCGACCCGAAAAAACGCGGCCCGCAACCCCGACCGCTGCCACGCCCCGGCCAACCCCACGCCACGCCGGAAGCAACCGGCCCGGCCACGGAAGCCGGACCAGAGAACCCCGAACCCGATGGCAACACCATCCGTCGCACGCGCACCATCAAGGCCGTGGGCATGAACGTCGAACAGCTCGACCGATTCATGAGCCAACGGTTCACGACCGTGAACCGTGTGGAGAACCGGCCGCAGACCGGACAACCGAACAGAGGAAGGCGAAACAATGGCCTATAATCTCGCCACCGCATACGTGCCCATCGTCCCCTCCATGGAAGGCGTGGGCAAGGCCATTGAAAAAGCATTCGGAGACGCATCCAAAACCACCGGCAGTAAGACCGGCCAGAGCATCGGCCAGGGACTGTCTGTCGGATTCGCCGCCAAGGTCGGCGCCGTCGCCGGCATCGCCTCCAATGTGTTCGGCAAGGTCGCATCCGTGGTCACGTCAAGCCTCGGCAGCGCAATCGACCGCGCCGACCAGATGAACAACTTCCCGAAGGTCATGAAAAACCTCGGGTACAGTTCAGAGGACGCGGCCGCCTCAATC